CACGAGCTGATGGCCTGGTTCACGCGCTATCTCGACACGCCCTAGTGTATGAAAACCATACACAAGTCGAATCTACTGAATCATGCCTAAGCCTAAAGGTGGCGCACGGCCAGGTGCAGGACGGCCCAAGGGCACACTCAACCCTGCCACGATCACGAAGGAAGCCGCCCGAGAAGCCCTGCGGCAAATTGTCCTACGTGAGATGGACGCGCTCGTCTCCGCTCAGATGGCCCAAGCCAAGGGGCTCAAATACCTCGTGGTGCGGGACAAAAAGAGCGGCAAGTTCCTGCGCGTGACGGAAGCGATGGCGAAGGCGAAGGCTGACGCGCTCGACGAAGAGAGCGAAGAGCAAATCGAAGTCTGGGAGAAGGATCCGAGCGTCCAGGCGTTCTCGGATCTGATGAACCGGGCGATTGACAAGCCGAAGGAACAGGAACAGGAGGTTGTTCACTCCGGCGGGCTCGCCATTCGCTGGATGGCTGATTCGGACGATCCGCAGAAATAGGCGCATTTATGCGATTCTGTACCCGGTGAGTATCGCCCCTCCCACTGAGATCGTCATTCCATACAAACAACGCCGCTGGGCGCGTGCTGCCCATGCGACGTTTAAGCGCTGGCTGGCCTTGGTTCTTCACCGCCGCGCCGGCAAGACGACGTTCGAGCTGAACCACCATCAACGGGCGGCCACTGACGACGCCTGGGAGCGTAAACGCCTGCAATTCCTATTGCCGGGGACTCCGCTGTCTCAGATTGAAACCCTGATGCTCAAGCGGAACTACTGGCACGTCATGCCGAGCTACAAGCAGGCCAAGTTGGTTGCATGGGAGATGGCTAAGGACATTGCGAGGCCGATTCCGGGCGTGAAGTTCAATGAATCGGAACTACTGATCGTCTACCCGAACGCGAACCGACTCCAGCTCATCGGCGCGGACAATCCGGACAGTCTCCGCGGCCCCGGCTTGTCCGGGTTGAGTCTGGATGAGTACAGCCAGATCCCAGCCAATGTGTTCGGGGAGATCCTGAGCAAGGCGCTCGCGGACCATGTGGGGTACTGTATCTGGAGCGGCACGATCAAGGGGCATGACCAGCTCTACTTGGTGCATGAGGCTGCGAAGTCTGACCCGGAGTGGTTCGCGCTCTGGCAGGACGTAGACGTCAGCTTGGCTCAGGAGGAGGGCGCGACGATTGCCGCCTTGAGCCGGGCGATGGCGGATGATCGGAAGCTCGTGGTGAACGGCGTCATGACACAGGACGAGTTCGACCAGGAGTGGTATCTGAGCCCTGATGCGGCGATTCAGGGGGCGTGGTATCGCAAGGAGATGGCCGCGGCGAAGGCTGAGGGGCGGATCACGCGGGTGCCCATTGAGCCAATGTTGCCAGTGGACACCGATTGGGATCTGGGGGTCGATGATGCGATGGCGATCATTTTCAGTCAGTCGCTCAGGTCTGGAGAGGTTCGTCTCGTAGACTACTATGAGAATTCCGGCGAAGGCTTCCCCCATTACATTCAAATTCTGGCGCAAAAAGGCTATGTCTACGGGAAGCACTACCCACCGCATGACATTGCCGTCCGCGAGATGGGCACGGGCAAGAGCCGTAAGGAAGTGGCGGCGAGCCTGGGCCTGAAGTTTGAGACGCCGTTGCCGGCGCTCGACGTGATGGACGGCATCAACGCGGCGCGGATGATGCTTGCCAAGTGCTGGTTCGATGAGGCGAAGAGCGCGCCGCTGATCGAAGCGCTGCGGAACTACCGCAAGGCGATGAACACGCGGCTGCAGGAGTTCACCGGGACGCCGGTCCACAATTGGGCGTCACATGGGGCGGATGCCTTCCGGGGATTGGCGGTGCGCTATAAGCTGCCGAAGGAGGCGCGGGCGCGGGCCTCGATGCCCTCGTTGCCACGCGGAGACATGGCGTGGGGCGCGTGAGTATGGTAGATTCAGGATGCTGCACGCTGGAGAGACGGATCAGGGTTGCCAGCTTGACCCAAATGGGCAATAACCCTTCTGTCGCCCAATCCGAGGTGACGCCTCACCGTCAGCGTGGAGTGCTGGGCCTCCAAATGTGGTATCTTCTCCGCTGATGAACGGCCGCACGGCGAAAGCCTCGCGCCACGAGATCCGGAAAGCCTTCGGGCCGGAGGCGGTGTCGGTGCTCGGCGCCGTCGCTCAGGCATCCGATGTCCATGATCACAATCTATCGTTGCTGCGCGATCGGGTGCAGGCGCTCGGCCAGGTCACCGATGCGCTGATCGCCCGGGCGGATTCCGTGGAAGCGTGGTATCGGCGGCCCTTCTGGGGCCGGCTGCGGTGGCTGGTGAGGGGCACATGAGCGATCTGGAACAGATTGCGGAAGCGGTCATGGTGGCGCTCAAGATCGGGCCGGTCCCGGGGCGCACGGTGGGGACGAACTGTGACCGTGTGCAAGTGCTGGATCCGGAGATGGATGTCTCCGTGGCGCTGTATCGGTCGTATGACCTTGTGAGCGGGACGTATCGGTATTCGTGCGACCTGATCCGGGCGGGGCATGTGACGGTGGCGCACTGATGGCCCGGCAAGCCTACGCGAAGCGCTCGACGGCCGCGGGGAAGCTGTCTGCGGCCTCGGAAGCCACGTCTCTTTTCGCGGGCAAGGATTCGAAGTTTCTCACGTTGGCCCGTGCGCGGTTCAAGCAAGCGCAGGACGCCACGAACAATCAGCGCCAGCGGGAGTTAGAGGATCTGCGGTTCTATGCCGGGGACCAGTGGCCGGAGGCGATCAAGGCGCTCCGCATGGGGTCACCGGGGAATGCGGCCGCAGGTCAGCCCGCCACGCCGGCTCGGCCCTGTATCACCATCAACAAGACACGCGAGCCGGTCAAGCAAGTGCTCAACCAGGAGCGGCAATCCGACTTGGGCGCGGAGATTGTGCCGGCGGATGACTTCGGGGATCTGTCTGAGATTGACGACACCGAAATCGAGCTGCGAGAAGGGCTCCTGCGCCGAATTCAGCGGGCGCCGGAGACGTCGGACGCAATTACATGGATGTTCGCGCGGGCAGTGATCTGCGGAACCGGGTACATGGGCGTCATGACGCGGTATCTGCGGGGGCAAACCTTCGATCAGGAGCCCTACGTATGCCGGTTCTACAACCAGAGCGCGGTGAGTCTGGACCCGGCGCATGAGCAGCCGGACGGATCGGATGCCGAGTGGGGTTTCGTCGGGACGGACCTGTCCTGGGAGGCGTATCAGGCCGAATTTCCGCAGGTCGGGGACGATGAAAACGTGATCTGCGGCACGTCCGATGATGAATTCCGGGCGCTCGGGGATGAGGCGCCGGGATGGTTCACTCATGAAGGCGACGTGCGACGCTGTCGGGTGGTGGACTACTACTACACCGATCGCACCCGTCGGGAACTGGCGCGGCTGGCAGATGGCTCGGCCGTGTGGGTGGATGAGTTGCCCGAGAGTATCCCTGCTGAGGCCATTACGGATCGCCGCTGGGTGATTGAGAAGGCGATCAAGTGGGCCAAGATTGACGGGTGCCAGGTGCTGGACCGCACGGACTGGCCCGGGCCGGATCTGCCACTGATCAAGTGCGTCGGGGAAGAGTTACAACCCTACGACGAGGAACGGCGCATTGAGGGCATGGTGCGGCCGGCGATTGAATCGAATCGCGGCGAGAACTACATGATCTCGAAGATGGTGGAAACCATCGGGCTGGCACCGATTCCGCCGCTGATGATGGCGAACGGCCAGGATGAGGGCTTCGAGGCGGAGTATGCCTCGATGAACACGCGGACGCTCGGGGTCCTGCACTACAACATGAAGGACGCCGAGGGGAACTTGGTCGGGCCGCCCACGCGGCCGCCTGTCGAAACGCCCATTGGGCCGATGGTGACGGCGGTGCAGTTCTTCAACGAATCCATTCACGCGACGATGGGACAGCCGTCGCCCACGCTGGGCGAAGTGGACCCGTCGATCAAGAGCGCGAGGGGCCTCAAGACGCTGTTGAATCAGGCCCAGCTTGGCAACAGCAATTACATGGACAATCTGGCGCGGAGTGTGCGCCGAATGGCCGTGATCCTGAACGGGCTGTTCTACCCGCTGTATGGGCACGGGGATCGATTGGCCCGGATTGTGAATGGGGAGGGCGAACCCGAGACGGTACTGATTAATCCGCGGGTGCCTGTGCAGCCGGCCGGGAAGGCGCAGCCGAAACCGTTGACGTTGACGGAACACGCGCATTTCAACGTGGCGATCAAGGTCACGAAGAACTACGACACGCGCCGGGAGGCGGAATCCTCGATGCTCGGGGAGTTGATCGGGTCGAATCCCGAGTTCATGGCGTGGTTTGGGGATCTGTTCTTGAAGAACACGGATATCCCCGATCACAAGCAGTTAGCGGAGCGGGCGAAGCTGATGCTGGCGCCCCCGATTCAGCAGATGTTGCAGGCGAAGGAACAGGGCCAGGCGCCCATCCCGCCGGAAGTCCAGCAGAAGTTGGCGAAGGCCGAGGAAGTCATCAAATGGCTGTCGGAGGCGAACCAGCAACTCCTGAAGGATGCCGAATTGGAGGCCGCCAAGCAGCAGGCCGAGACGCAGCGCGCCCAACTAGAGGCGGAGTCGTCTCGACAGATTGAATCGCTGAAGGCCCAAGCCGCGCTGATGAAGCAGCAGATGTCGGATGCGTTCAAAGCCGAGATGGAGCAATTCAAGGCTGAGCAGGCGATGCGGCTCCAGAACGACCAGCAGGCGCACGAATTGGCGCTCGCGGCGGCGGGAGCGGCGGCCTCCGAGCACTCGGCGGAGCGGGCGGAGCGGCACGCGGCGAACATGGGGCGGCAGGCGCACGAGAGCGCCGAGATCGCCGGTGAGCGCGGCCACGAGCGCCAAATCGAGATGATGGACCGCGAACCCGATGAAGATGATGGCGGATAACTTCGTAGAGGATGCTCTATGGCTGAGACTGTGACCGAAGATGTGGCCTCCGAATCCCTCGGTGATCATGAGCAAAGCTTTCATGGTGCCCAAGCGCCGCCGCCCGCCGTTCCTGATCCTGCCGCCACTGCCGACCCGGCTGAAGCCACCACGGACGACCAGCGCGACCCGTCCGGCCGGTTCAAGCCCAAGCACCGCGCCAAGAGTCAGCAGGCCACGCCTGCCGATACGCCCCGCATCGCGGAGTTGACGCGGCGACGGCATGAGGCCGAAGAGCGCGCCACGGCTGCCGAAGCCAGGGCCGCCGAACTCGAACGGCGACTCACGGCGCCACGGGAGCCGGTCAAGGCCGCGCTCCCGGTGCCGGAGGCCACGCCGGAAACGTTCACGGAGAAGGAACCGGCCTACGAGGACTTCGCCGACGCGCCCGACCAGTATGCGGCGCATCTGCGAGCCGTGGCGGCGTGGGATCGGCGCAAAGAGGCGTTCGAGGCGAAGCAAGCGGCGGCACAGGACCAGGGCCACCAGGCGATTGCGGAGCGGAACGCCAAGCGGGACGCGTGGTTCGCTGAGCAGGAAACGGCGCACGCGGGGCGTATGAAGGCGTACCACGAGGCGCATCCGGAGGCACAGGACGTGCTGGACGCAGCGGGGGATGTTCAGCTCACGCCGGCCGCGTACATGGCGGTCATGACGGCCGAGAATGGGCCGGATCTACTGATGCGCCTTGCATCGGATGAGGTTTTGCGCGATGATGTGTTCGATCTGACGGAGGGCAAGCCTCTGTCCCGTGATCTCGTTGCCCGCGTGCAACGCCGCTTAAATCGGGGACTGACGGCCGGGACGACCGGAGCGGCCCAGCGCCCCCAGCCGAAAGCGGTGCCCCGTCCGCCCACTCCGGTGCGGACCGCGCCCATGCAGACCGGTGACTCAGTGCCGGATGACGAGAGTTCCTTGGCCGCGCACGAAGGTGCGTTCTTTCGCCGGAGCATTCGTCGTCGGTAAGTCCCGATCACAGTTAGGGGGCGTGGATGAATACCTTCCTCTCGCCGACGTGGGTGACAAAGGATGTCGCGGTCAGCTTCAAGAACAACCTGAAGCTGATCGGCAATTTCGACCGCTCGTGGGACAGTTCGTGGGCCAACAAGCCGCAGGGCGCGCAGATTGGCTACACGGTCCAGGCGCGCATTCAGCAGCGCTGGGTCGTCAGTGAGGGGCAAGCGTTCGTTCAGCAGGACATCCTGAACCAGACGGTCCCGATCACCATCAATCACCAGTTCCAGGTCGGCTGCGGGTGGTCCTCGTCTGAGGATGCGCTGCTGGTCGAGGAAGTCCAGAGCCGCTACACGGCGCCCGCCGGGAAGGCGATGGCGAACAAGTGGGACGTGGTCGCTGGAGAGGAAGTGTATCGCTCGGTCTACTTCAGCATCGGGACGCCGGGCACGGCGATCACGAGCGACGAAACCTACACCGACGGCG